AAAACTGCCTCGTCCTTCCAGTCTGATTGTCTGGCTTCTAAAAGTTTTCCCTGGTAAGCTTCCTCACCTCGGGCCATCTTAGAAGCGTGCATTAGTTGTGCTTCAGACATTGCCATCTTCGTCTTCTGCTTGTTCTCGTAAATTTTTGATCCTGCAGACATTGCAAGTTTAATAGCTGATAACCACATTAATTGTATCCTCCTTTTTTCATTTTAACTGGAGGAACTTGTGGGTTTGGTCCTTTCTTAGGAGGTGGTCCATAACTTACTCCACCTGATAAACCTCCAACTTTGTAAGAAACAAAATCAAAAAAATTATCTTTTGGACTTACTAAATTTGTATCAATTGGTTTAGTAGCTTGTATCGGTGTTACTAATGGTTTTATAATTTTTTGTTCACCTTCTCTTCCTCCTCCTCCTCCTTTTGGTGGTTGAGTTGATTTTTTTCTGCCAAAACCCATAGCAGTAGAATCTATTGCTTTTTTGTAAGCATAGCCAGCTCCAGGAAAGGGAGCCGCAAGACTTAAGCCTATAGCTATAGTTTTATTTTGAGGGGTTGAACTAGGTTTAATTGCTGCCAAAGCTTGTGTTCTTTGTTGTTGTAATGATTCTTTACCAGTCGGAGAAATTCTTTCACCTTTTGGTTTTGTGGTCTCATATTGTTTTGATGGATCTCTTCCATTACCTCCAGATGATGATTTTGAACCACCATATTGATCTGCAGCAGCACCTACTCTAGCTTTAACAACTTTTTTAAGTTTACCAGAATTCTCCATAGCATAAAAAACAGAGTCTCCTTTTTTCTTACCATATTGTTCTCTAAATTTAGATTTTAATTTTTTTCCTTTAGCAGTAAGAGGCATTATTTTTTAGCTCTCTTTCTAGCAATATCTACTTTAGCATCAGCGATTCTAATTCTTTCTGCTGCTTGATCCTCATTATTTTCTAATTTCATTTTTTCAATTTCTAATCTTTCATCAATTTCATTTTCTCTAATCTCATTTGAGTTCATATCTTGCTCTGCTTTTCTTTGTAAATCCATTGCTCTTAAATCAAGTTCTCTTTGTTTTAACATTACAAGAGGGTCTTGTTTTTGACCCATAGCCTCACTTTGTGCTAACTCAATTGTCAGTTCAGCAACTCTTGCCGCTATCATCGCATTGATCTCTACTTGAGCACCCTGCGGATCAGATTGTAATTTCATTTGCATCATAGCATCATCAGTGATCATAGCCCCGATTTCGCCTTGAGCTTTTAATGAAACATGCTCAGATATGTGAGCTTGAAGTGCAGTATAAACTTGTGGATTAATTTGTACCATTCTTGTAGACATAAAAGCTCTATGAGCATTAATATGTGCATCATGGTCTTGATCAGGGAAAGCTTTAAGAGGTTTCATAGCCAATACATCCATATTTTCTGTAGCTGGGTCTTTTGGCATTGGTCTTTCTTGAGGTATAAGCAATTGATCAATATCTTGAGTCCCTAATGCTTCATATACTCTTCGATATGCTTCTCTTAAGTTGTGCATCATAGGATTTGACATAGCAATCTTTAAATTTTCATTAGCTAAGGTTACTCTTTGTGCCATACTCATGATATTAGGGTCGGCAACCGGTATAACATCTACTCTATCATCGAAATCAGTTTGTTTTACTGCTTGATCTGCACCATATACTGAATATGGGTAGATTGGTGGTAGATAAGTAGCAAATACTTTTGATAAAAGTCTAAATTCTCTTCTCATAGAGTAGTAACATCTCTTGTGTATAGCACTCATGACCCTCGAACCCCGTTCCAGCAACGAAACAGTGGTACCAACAGCTCTATTTTGCATGTCATTACCAGTATCCATGTTAGTAATCGCTGCAAACTTCTGTCCAGCTTGTACAACAAAGCCCATTAATTGATATAAGGTAGCTGATGGTTCTTTAAATGGTAAAATTTGAAACTGATCTTTGATGTTTCCACCCGGTGCATCTACATCTCTAAACTCTCCTGGTTGAAATGGTTGATCATCATCTCTAATTCTTATACCTCTAGACTTAAATCCAGCTGGTAAGTTTGATAATGTACCTGCATCCAGTAATTGTCTTAAGGATTGTGTAGCTGTTCTACTTAATCCACCTATCATATGAGTTAATCCAAACCCATAAAAACCTAATCCTGGTAAAAATTTAAAATGTACAAAGTATTCTTTTCTTTTTTTAGTCTCATCTCCAATATCATAGTTACGATATATAGATAAAATTTGTCCTGAGCCTTCATCAATTGTTACGATGTAAGGTACTTTAACTTGTTTCTCTGGATTTTGCATTTCAAACTCTTCTAAATTACAATCTACATGCATCTCTAAAATAGAAAAAGAATATTGTTTATCCCCACCAGGTGTAATTCCCTCTAGCTCTTGATATTTTTTTTCAATTTCAGTTGGTCCCCTTGAAGTAGGTTTTAATTCTACATCTCTATAAAAACCTGCTTCTTGTTTTTTTAATATTTCATTCTCACCCATTTTGATAACATGAGTTATTCTTTCACATTCCATAAGATCAGTTGCGTAATATGGAACTACTAAATCTTCTGCCGGTATAAATTTAGACACAGCTCTTTGCATCACTTCATCATAATAGACTTTTTTAAATGCTGAGCCAGCTAGAGCTAAATAAAATAATAGTTGATCAAACTCTGGAGTGTATTCTTCCATCTCTTCAGTGATCATGTAATTCATAAAGTCTTGAACTCTTTGAGCTTGATTTACTTTTGAATCATCTTCAACTCCGAGAACTCTAGTTTTAACTGGTCCTGATGATGGTAATAATTCTTTATATGCTTGTGCTTGAAATGATGTAACTGCTTCTGATAAAAGTGGATGAGTCACGGATGCCGACCCCCTAAATGGTCTAGTCATTTCTCTTTGATTGAGTCCCAATAAATCTAAATTATTGGTATATGAAGTTTCCCAATCTTTTCTTGAGACTCTATCTTTTTTATAATCATCAAGCAATCTATTTGACATTCTTTGCAGAACCTCATCAGACATATCTTCAGCCATGTTTTTGTAAAAATTATCTGCTGCATCAGATAAAGCAGACATTACATCTGCTTGTGATGAGCTTTCTGTTTCTACTTCAACATCAACTTCTTCTGTTTCGGGAGTATCTAACTCCTCTACAATTGCTTTTTCAACTTCAGCCATTAGTAAGTCTTAGTTTTTAGTACACCATTTAATTTAGTTTTAACACTAACACCACCAGAAGCTTTAATCATTCTTCCAGATTTAGCACCTAAACCAAAACCAAAATCATATTCTTGTCCTTTTTCTTTTGGCATAGTAGATGATAACTTACCTTCTTTTTTTCTTTTCTCAACTGCCTTTTTAGATTTTTCTAATCTTTCTTTTATGGGAGCTGCAATATCTGCTCTTTCTCTTGGGTTTGCCTCATAGTCTACACCCATACCCATTTGTGGACCACCCATCATAGTTTCACCTAATTGCATTGTATCCGTTTTTCTACCTTGAGTTCTATCTCCTCTGACTTTCATTTTATCTCTTCTGTCCATTAGAGAAGTAACACTTGGTCTGTTCATGCTTCCAGCTAATGCTGCTGCACCTATTAAAGCTAAAGCTTGATTTCTTTTTCTTGATCTTCTTGACATATGTTCTCCTAATAATATACGTATTTACGTTGTTTATAATTTTCTACTTCATCCTCGTCAGAATAAGTCTTTATAAACGAACCTTGTCGATATCTTAACATAGCTTGTGTGGTGCTGTCCACATAATCGTCATGCTCACCATGAGGAAACGCAGCACATTCTTCAATAACCTCTTCTGCCCAATGCTCGTCTCTTGGAAAATAAACTTGTCCAGATTCGAATATTGGAGCACTTGCATTAACTCTTGAATGTTTATCCTGTCCACGTCCTGGAGTGTAATCCATAACAGGTATTCCCATTCTTCTAAATTCTTGTAATAAACTTTGACCTGAAGCCTTAGCTTCTATAATAACTGTTTCTGGTTGCCAGTATTTATATTGGTCGAGTGCAACCATTTTTAATTCTGGAAAATCATACTTACCCTTAATTGCATCGATTAACATAATAGCATCAGGCCCTGATTCGTGAGGCGTGAATATTCCCCATGTGGTGATAGCAGAATAATCTGCTGTTGTTTTTTTACTAAATGCAGTGTCATATGATTGTATAACATGTTTTAAAGTCGGAAGATCCTTGGTCCACGGCTGCCACCATTCTCTTTTTAAGATTGCTCCTTCTTCTGAGGTTGGATTTTGCATGTATTGTGCAGACCAATTTCTAATTGATATTGACGCTTTAACTTTTTCTAATTCATCTAGTTCCCAATACTCAGGCCAAACAGGTTGCACATTTTCATCTTCACCAATCAAAGCTGGAAAAGAAATTTTTTCCCACTTATCTGCCTTAGGTTCAGTTTCTGCTTTTATTAATCGACCTGTCAAATCGTCTTGAGCCCATCTAGTCATTACTAAAACAATCGAGCCTCCAGGTTGTAAACGTTGTCTTGGTCCTGATAAGTACCAATCGTAGGTTCTCTCCATCGCACTATCTGATAAAGAATCTTGTTCAGTATGTGGATCATCAATAATAAGTAAGTCCGCCCCTCGTCCTGTGATAGAACCGCCAACACCCGCTGCAAAGTATTCCCCACCTTGATTGGTCTCCCAACGTCCTTTTGCCTTACTATCTTCTCTAAGTTTAACATCACCAAAGATTTGTTTATACTCTGGACTATCAATTAAATTTCTTACCTTAGCACCAAATCTTCCTGAAAGTTCTGCGTTGTGTGATACTTGCATTAATTTCATTTTAGGATTCTTACCAATCATCCAAGCTGGAAAGTATATAGATGCAAATTCTGATTTTGTATGTCTAGGAGGCATATTAACAATAAGCCTTCCTTTTTTATTTTCAGCTATCCTAGTAAACTCATGTGCTATGTGTTGATGATGTCCCCATTTATCTGGATCACTATCAGTTCTACAAATGAAATCAGGCCAAACATTCTTTACAAAGTACAAGAAGTTATCCTGACATAATTTTATATGTTGAAGCCACACTTTTTCGAGCCTCTTTCGTAGCTGATCGGTGGTCATCAAATCTGTATTAGTCATATATATTTACTATACCCTCGGGTCCCCAAAAAAGAAACCCCTTTCATCACAAAGCTAACTACTTCTATCTGTCATACAGGTTTTAGGTAAAAGTTAAATAAGTCAAAAAAAATCTACGTAAAAAAATAAATTTTTTTACTTTCTATTTTTGGATTTTGACTGGTACCTCTATTAATGGGAGCCACACGCCCCACGTGTGGGGCGTGTGTTTAAAGATTAAGATTTTTTTAAGTCTTCTACATATTCATCGATCCGATCATATGCAAAATTTTCAACCGATGACAAAGTCATCGATTTAGACATAGTGAACGTGTGCAATACTTCACCTTTTTCAAGTTCCAATTGCCAATTGCCATCATTGTCTTTTAATGGTTTACAATTGATAAACCAACCCTTGTAGGATAATCGAGCCAT